GTCAGAAAGTATCTTTGCAAACTCGAGTGTGTGCGCGTCAACAAGCGCAGAGTCATCAAGTAAAGGCTTGCCAACAGTAAACGCAGGCTCGTCTAAGGCGGTTGAGCTATCAGACTTGCCAAGGCCAGCGCCTAATGAAATGCTCTCGCTTACTGAAGGAGTTTCCCCCTGTACTTTCTTCGTGAAGAGAAACGCTTGGTCTCCCACGCCAGAAACACTGTCGTTGAGAGCCTTAGCAAACTCGAAGTAGTACGGGTCACTGGTCGTAATGGTCTCAAAAGCGTTCTTAACAAACTGAAGACGCTCGCTGTCTGTAACGTAACCGGCGTCGTTGAACGCTTTAATAACCCCTTTGGACGCAATATCTGTGATGTCAGCGTCGTCTAACAAAGGTTTTAGGAAGTCGAATATAATCTTATCTGACGGACGTGACCCATCATCAATGTAGAAGGTATCAAGAAAGGAAGCGAAGAGCAGGAAGTTACCTAGCTCCGCTTTTACAACGTTTTGGTTAATGTTTACCGAAGTTTGCGTAAGTACGTTTAACTGCTCAAATTTAGCAGATAACGCATTAACAAGTTCGACAGACCCTAACTTCACGCAAAGTCCTCCCGAATTTTGAACTTGAGCTTATCGAACAATGTCTCACGGACACCGCTACTTCTAACAACCTCAATCTCACCTTCGTAAGTACCAGCATCTACCTCTAGGTCTCCAACGCTCCACTGGAGTACAGCGACACCTGTGTCTGCCGTCTCAGGGTTGATGAAGAACTGTCGAGAAAACAAAACGCTTTCAGCGCCCGCTTCTCGGAAGTGCAAAGTAACTGTAGCACTGGTCAAGTCGACCGGTGCGTTATCATCTTCGTTCGTCAGGGTTACGCGAATTTGTGGGCCGGTATCTCCTTGAACGTATTTAAATATCTGAGCCATTAAATCCCCCTACGAACGCTGGCTTTGTCAAACCCAACCATCTTAGCTCGAAGACTAGCGCCGCGTGTATCACGGCCTTTAGCATCGGTGGCGTGCTTGTAGAATTCAGACTTGTAGTAGGCCGCAAGCTCAGGGTTAGTCCATTCTTTGCCGGGGATTATCGCTAGGCGAAATATAGCCCCGCAGGCGATTGAGCGACCATACGATTCAAAAATATAGTCCTCCACGCCGGTAGCTGACAAAGACGGTTTAATTACACCCGTTCCCTCGAACTCGTACTTGCCGTCGGGGGTTGGGTAAAACCTAATCTGAGAGTCTTGGTAGATACTAAAAGACATGGGACGCCCGTTGGCTACGCCGCTGGGTAGGTCGAAATGGCGATCCGATACACGGTTTACCGCTGTACCGTTTATATAGAGAACTAAAATGTCCTCCAAAACAGCACGAGTGGGCACCTCGACTTCGTACTCAGAAGTATTTCTACTGGTGTAGTCCTTATCAATATCGTACCGCCATATCTGACTGACCGCACAAAACTCAGCTGCTGCCTCTTGCAGATGAGTTTCGATGATTATTTCCGGGCAGCCCGGAAGCAGGGGCTGTATATACGGAAGAAAACTAGCCCATGCTACTGCCATACTATGTCACCGAACTCATGTTAGAGGGCGATACCGCCGAATCTACTTGGTTTTTGGTAGCCAGAGCTGCGTTAAACGCACCGTAAGCCGCCTGCGCACGCTGCTCGTTCGCACCGTATTCAGCGTCTTTCGAGTACGCTCTGTACAGAATCCAGTCTATCATCGGAGACATGTAAATGTCGTCCAGTAGAATAACTGTTGAGTCTGAGCCTGCCGGGTCGAGTTGAGCTTCTGTCAGCGTAGTCGCACCCGGAGAATCCGTGTAAACAACTTCGATTTCAGCGGCTGTTGTAGCCGGTGGGTAGACAAAAAACTCTTTCGGTTGACGAGGGTCAAACGTGAAGTGCTGGATAGCTGTCGTACCAGTCTCAGCGTGCCATGCAGGTCGCTGATCGTCCAAAACACTACGAGCAACAAGGCGAATAACCTTGTACCCTGAGTTGGTGGCTAAGTTTCGAGTCACATCCAGTAAGCGAAGGCTTGATGGGAACTCAGCTGTGAGAACCTGTCGTGTGCCTGCTACGCAAGTGAATGAGCCTGTTTTGGCGTTAGCGTCAGGACGTGCAAGAGTAATGGCGAGGTAAGACTCGTTCATCCAGTTCTGCAATTCCGTACGCGGCCACCGAATATTGGTGTCCTGTAGGACATCCTCTACCCGTCTGATAATGTCCGTGACTTTTACGGTAGACATCCGTTACCCCCTATTCGCTAGATTTGGGTGCAGCGGCAGCTTTAGCTGTCTTCGACTTAGTATTCTTAGCTTTAGGTGCAGGAGCGGGCTTAGCATTCTTAGCCATCTCTTCGCCTTCGGCAGTTAGAACCATCTTGTCGCCGATTACTTGGGCTACAACCACGCGTGTACCGTCGACCTTAACTGTTGCCTTGTTAGCAACAACTTCAGCGTCTACGGCGTTTATAAGATCAAATACATCCATAATAACCTCCTGAGTTATAAGAAGGGGGGCGAACCCCCCCTCAAAGGGCTATTAAGATGCCGCGCCTACAATCGTAGTAATCAAAGCCTCGGGCTTGATGACCTTGCGGCCATAAACGGCTAAGCCACGAACGATGTCGCCAAAGTCCGTTTGATTACGAAGAGGTTCAGTTTTGCTGATCTGCGATGCGAATGCACAAGATGCTTTCGTACCAGCTACCATCATGCGACGAGCCTTAGCGTTAGACACGGTAGCACCGCCTGAAGTGGCAGCAAGACCGGGAACCAATGCTTTACCAGCAGCGCCCTTAGGTAGAAGGTTAGAAACATAAACTTCGAAGCGATCCAACATACCGATCTTACCAGTACGGATGGTGCTTGAAGCATCTCCTGTGAAGTACGCCTGAGCGATGTCAGTTTGCATGAGCAACTGGCGGTCGAATGGCGAAAGGATCAACCAACGGCCATCTTCAGGAACGTTCTGCTCGTCAAGAGCAGCTGACATACGAAGGATCGAATCCAGTACGTTCTTTGGAGTAGCTTGGTCGATTGGAGCAACGTCAGTACCGAGGTTGTACTCGCCAGACAAAGCACCGGCAGTGCCGCCTGCGTTATCAGCGTGTGCGCCTTCAGTAACGAACCAGTTAAAGAAACATTCGTTTTCGATGTTGATCTTCAACTGCTTAGCAGCGTCATCGGTGAACATGTTCATCAAGTCCATATCGGCTTGGTGAGCAAGTACGTCGTTGACCTGTACGCTGAAGTATTTACCTTTGTTGATCTGCATATCTAGGTAGATAGGCGTAGGAACTTCAGAGGTAAGAGTTGTACCAGCGCCAGCATAATCATTAATTGTGATTGATGGTGCAGTACGGATGCGAATTGTGTCGCCCTGATTTTTGATCTCGCCTTCCCAATCGGTATTGGCAATTTCAGTCATCATGGTGTTCGCGTAGAACTTAGCGTTAAGTTTGTTAGACCACAGTTGTGGAATGAAACCGCCAGAGTAAGACGGGTTTGTGTCGAATGATCCTGATCCGACGACGGGGAATACAGCAGCCATAATGGCCTCCTATTAGTTTAGTTGGTTACTAACAGCTGCTAACTCGTTAACACGTTTACGCTCGTACACGGCCTTCGAGATACGCAGTTGTTATATCTGCTTCAAGTTTTTGGGCCTCATCGTACTTATGCCGCGTATTCAAAGTGCGTATTTTGTTCCAAGCTGTTGCGATTTCCCTTTCGGAATAAATCTTAACGTCTTTTCCCACGCTCTTCGTATTAGCGGAATTCGCTGAACGATTTGGCGCGACCTGTTTCTCGAGTTCGGCTTGGCGAGTCTGACGCTCCTGCGGTACTTCTGGCGCTAGGGTTTCCTTCCACAGCTTCACGTAATGTGCCACTGCATCAGCGTCCCCTGAACTAAACGCCTGTGCCGCCTGATCCCTGCGAGGTCCGCGAAGCATAGGGTCATGCTCGTTTAACCACGCAATCCAACGTTCGTCGTTGTCGATACTTGCAAAATCAGGAACTAGCGCTGCTAATCTCTGAGTAAAGCTCATCTCTCCAACCTGATTACCGGTTTGCTTCAGTTGGTTTTGAAGCTGCGCGATAACTTCGTTTTGTTGCTCGAAACGTTCCTCGTAATCTTGAGAAACCTCCTTCGCAACACGACGTTGGACCTCAATCAGTTCTTCACCAAATTCGGCTCGATCTTCATCGGTCACATAACTGACTTTCTCCTTCGACTTTGTCGGCTCTTTGGGCTGTGCTGCCAAACTCTCAGTGAGATCGTTTAGCTTAGCCGTTAAGTCCTTAACTTGCGAATGCAAGCGTGGGACTTCAGCGTCGTACTTACCCCGTAGGGTTTTGTACTTTTGCTCAAATTCGTCCGCTACGTCCGTCGGTGACGTGTCAGCTGGCTCTGCTTCTACCGGTTCAAGTGCTACTTCCGCTTCGACTGGTACTTCTGCCTCGGTATCCTCAGGTTTTACCTCTGAAACTTTAGGCTCTTTTGCCTTCTTTTTCTTTGGTTCTTCCGTTTGGGCTGTTAGCGTTTTCTCTAGTTCTTCCACTTCAGCAAGCTGAGCTTGCACCTGTTTTGGCAATGCCATGTTTGTCTCCTTAAAGCACCAACTCTGTTCCTAGCGTCCCGTGGGTATGCTGTTCCCGTTATGGTGTGCTTCTCGTATTTTGCGCATATGCGCGGTTTTCTACCTTGGCTGCGTCTTTCGCAGCTTCCAGTAAATCTGCAAATGCTTCCGCTCGTCCTTGCAACCGGTGGACTTGTACCATGTCGGCTGCGTGTACTAGCTTCAGCTTGGCGGTCTCTAACTCCGCCTCGAGTAACCTGAGTAGTGCTTCATTGCCGGGTTCTCGAAACCTCATAAGGGCTTTGACGGCTTGGGTATCGGCACTATTCAAATCAATCATAATTCAAAAGTATAGCATATGTGTCAACGTGTCAACAGATAGACTCGTTAACGTCCATTTGGGCGCGGGCTTATAAAGTTATCTTGCCGACCACCTTCTGGTGTTCCATCTGCTTGTAAGTTAGCTGCTTCTTGAGCTTGCTGCTGCATCATCATTTGCTGTTGCATCATTTGCTGTTGCTGCTGCTTTTTTTCAATATCTTCTCGAGAAGGGACAAGACGGTCAACATTGGCGTTAAGATTACCGGCCAAATCCCGCATGAGTTCAGCCGTACCCGTATGTCCAACAATTTCTTGCGCAACCGGACTTTCCAATACAAGGCGGAGGAACTCATTTTTACGTACAGCCTCAGCTTCTTTGACGACAAGCGACATCGCGCCTCGTGCCATAATTTGTACATCACCAATCAAATCCGGGTCTTCCGAGTACCTTAGGTTTCTCTGGTACTGGCGCTCAAGCATAGGTGTAATCACATCGTGGTCAACGTTACCGATAACCTGCTTTATGCTCTTGCCTGCGTTAGAAATCAGCATAGACAGACCGGACGACGTACGTCCTGCGCCCGGCACATGCTGGCCTGTCATGTAACGAGGGATACCTGATACTTCGTCCGCAAGTTCCATAAACTTCTCGAACACAGCCATAAGTTCGCCTGCGTTAGAATTTGGTTGGAAGAACTGCATTGGGGCAGACGCATCGCCATATTCTGACGACTTAAACTGCCATATCTTCCAAGGATACATCTGAGTAATGTCTTCCCCTGCTGGGAGACGACTTACGTTTACGCCGACCTGTGGGCCAGATGAGATGCCCATATTGTTCGCTAGTGC